GGTGTTCTACCACTCTCAAAAAACCTACCCCCTTTGCTTAGATTGCACTGCACACAGAGTAATTGCAGATTGGATAGTTCATCACTGCCACCTAATGTGCGTGGCACTATGTGATCGACATGCTTGCCCTCTTGCCCGCATGATTGACATGTACCCTGGTCTCTTCGTATCACTATCTCTCTTAGCTTACGCCACTGAGTAGTAGAGCCATTAGATCGTAGAGCTGATTGCTTACTCAATGCCAGCCCTTCCGTATCCAGTGAGTCCATGCCTTGCATGTATCTCCATCGTATCTCTTATCGATGTACTTGAGTCCATAGTGTATCTGTTGAATGGGTGTCTTATCTGCTATCAATGCGTTCTTCAGTTGAGGTATTCCATACGTCTGATACTTGCCTTGAAGATTACCTATTGCGTATGGATTAAATGCAGATTCTTTTCCATATAACTTAATCAAGCAAAGAGCTTCTTTATGATCCATAGTTAAACGAATATAAGTCTTTGGATTTATGGCATCTATTGAGCCCGAAGATGCATCTGCCATTGGCATGAATAGAGTTATCCCAATAGCGGCGGCTACCCCCCGAGCTACGCGCAGGCGGCTCGGAGTGAGCCCCTTAAGGGCTCTAGCCTGTAGAGTACCAGCCCTGTCAAATCTATCGGTAAAACCGCAGGTCAGTACGGCGTGTCTAATTTTGTGAATCTGTTGAATAGAATCCTGAACCTTTGAACTGGACTCCAGGTACTGAGTAAATCTTTGCCATTTCGCTATGGCAGAACGCGCAATTAATTCGATGAGGTTCATGGATCGAGAACTCCTTCTCATATCTGAGATTGGCTTCACAGTCATCATTGGTACATTGAAATTCGTATATCGGCATTAGTTACCTTTTGACACCTGTTGACACGTTCTGCATGGCACACCCACTAGCTTCCACGATCCGCATTGTGCGCATCTCTCAGGTTCTAAGTGTACCGAATCAGTCTGAATATCGCCGTATCCTGCTCTGAGCAGTAGTTGAACCAAATCACCAAATCGCATGAAGGCAAGATACTCGGCAGCATCTTCACCCTGACCATTCATACGACACACCACGAACGGCAACTCACTATGAGTCGCAGCTCTTTTGGTGACCTGTTTCAACCATGCTAGGGGCTGGAATTCTGTTCGAGCTTTAATCTCACAGTCGAAAGGCACGTTATGTATGTCCTTTCCAGCACCCCTTCCGACACTAGCGTTCTCCCACCATTGAGATAAATAGGATTCAATCACTCGTTCGGTGCGATAGCCTCGGTGTTTCCTGCTCTGTGACATGGATTAGGTCATGCCTTTTCAGGAAATCTTTTGTTGAACTCACACGATCCGCATACGAATACCACGCCACCATCAGGACGATTCCACTCATTGACATGGGTGAATCCATCGCAATAGTCGCAGTTATCTACTCCAGCGAATCCGGCGAAAGTATAGTCCTGGACTGGATTAACGTAGTCTCTCATGCTTTGCCCCCTGAATTTATAGTTCCACAATCTTCACAAGTCCACTCATGTTTCAAATATCGTTGGCGTATCTGTGATCTATTAGGAAACTTATTACATAACTGGCAAATCAGCTTATAACCAAGTTCCTCGAGTAATTCAGCATTAGCCCTGAGATTGGCTTCTTGCTCTTCGTTAGGGAATGACTCCCATTCACCATCTTGATTCAAAAATGTAACGTGTCCCATTAATTAGGCTCCCATACTAATAGTGAACCGCCAAGAACTATTAAGAACGTGGCTAATTCCTCTTCTGTTATATGCGTTTTCGTCGATGCATATACTGCCTGTTGGGTGGATTGAATTATCACCTTAGCAATGTGAGTATCAGGTACGTTATGCTCATCGTGGATTAAAGTCACTATGTCCATGCATCCCGCACACATTAGCGTTCAGCTCTTTTCGCCCAAGTGCCATCCTTTTGGATTTCATACCAAATCGGATCGCATGGCTTTTCTCCACCTGGCATATCTCGTGAGGCTTGTGCCGAGCATCGCCAGTGTCCCCACGGCTTATTCGCCTTCGAAACTCCATGCTTCCAAATCATGTCCCCATGCTTGCATCGTTGAACGTCCGTATCCGTTGTGCCACCAAGTGCGGATTTCACCATCTCTACAGCCGTTTCCATCGTCTGAAGTGGCTCTGCGAAGCTCTGACTCCATGGATCAGATTCTACTGGAACTGGTACATATTCCTTCGATGTCTGAGCCATTTGCTGTTTAACCTCTTGAATCTTGTCTGTGACTGCAACCTTCGCAGCTACTTTGCTCATCTCTTCGCGACTCGCTCGCTTGCCTTTTGTAGCGTATCCAGCGTTCGCAAGAGCGCGACCGATAGCAGACGTTTCGCAATTTTCAAGAGCCGAAGTTGCATTAACCCCACGACCCTGGACAGTTTCTTCCGCGAGTCCAGTTGTCCACGGACGCGCATCAGCTTCAGTGCGATAGATAGACGCCTTGACGATAAAACGGGAAGAAGTCTGCTCAAGAACTTCAGTATGAATCTGTCCATCGGGGTGATCCTTCCAATACTTGATTAAGCGTTCTTCGACTGTCTCGTAATCATCTAAATTAAACATAAAGCTCGTTCTCCTCTGTTGCTAGTTGTCCTGATATAGCAAAGTATGCTGCGCCATCGATGAAATTATCGACTTTTGCAGTTTCCATACTTCTTGCGACTTTGACCAATGCCATGCACATCGCCACCTGGTGCGGATCGATAGGCACTTCGAGGTATGCAGCCCATAAGGATGCTGTTCGGGACATATTGTCCGATGGGTGTCCGTAGTCCATTCCACGATCTTGAATGACTGCTCTTGCTTCGTTGAGGTAATCACTGGCGATCATCGATTAACGCTCTTGTGCCAGTCGGATGCTCCAGCTGTGTAACCATCGGTCTGCCCTACCTTGTAACCGAGATAGAACGAAACCGCAATGGCGGCGAATGTAATGATTTGAAGAATTGTCATGCTGTCTCCCTTTCAGCTGTATTTCAGCTGTTTAGGAGAACCTTACAACGGCAGTTCAACCTCGACTAGCACATTTTGATAACGAAATGGTAACAATTCCACTTCATCGACTGAGTCATCGATAGTCCGTCTAATATCAACGTCTAGGTCGTCCATATACCTTGCCTTGAACAATAAATGTGCCATTCTTCTCAATATTGATTAAATCCACCTGGACACTTGAGCCATGGACGTACATGATGGCGAAAGCCTGCTGCCATTGAGCACTGCCTTTGGTATATTTTGCACTCTGAAATGACATGAGGTTGCCGACTTCTACGCCATGTAACGTGCGACCCATGCGACCCCCTACAGACTCGCTGTAAGCCGTTCTGCCAGCCCTATGAGTATGTCCTGATATAACTGACTTCCCATATCTCTTAGCCGCCTCTATCGCGCTTAAACCGCCCATTTGCTTGATTGGCGTATGGTCTCCATGAACTGCTACCCAGCCTGGAGCGATAGCCATTGGCTCTTTATGGAAGGTTATGCCTAGTTCATCAAACTTCATAAACTTTTCAAATCGAAGCTCGGGAAGGCTTAGGAATGATGGAATCTTCTTCATAATGATGTTATAGAGACGATCCGTATGATTTGAACGGATACAGTCTGTAACGCCTAGTTCCCAAAGCAAATCGACGCATCTATCTCGATCATCGCCTAGAGACTGTTCATAAGCCTGGGGAGTACCTTCCGACCATTTGGAAATAGTCTGAAAATCTATCTCATCCCCGATTGTGACTGTTTGGTCGGGCTTAAACTTCTGAAGGAATTTGGCGATGTTCTGAGTGACGTGCACGTCCTCGAAGGGTACCTGCAAGTCTGAAAGAATTACGATTCGCTTAATCTTCGTCCTCATCTTCGTAGGGGATGTTATCTATGCGATTAGGCAGGTTAGGTATTAACCAGTCAGGAAATGCGTCACGATCCGAAAGAATCCAAAATGCGTGAGTCTCTGAGAATCCAGCACGACGAAGTGACTTGTACCATTCGTTATACGCTATTGCTACAGCGTCAAGAGCAGAATAAGTCTCTAAGTCTATGACTGGTCGTTTCCTTGCCATAGGTAAATTGTTACTTACCTAGAAGCTCGATGATTGTATCGACACGCGTTTCTAGTCGATTGACTTGATCCTTGATTGAACCGCCGCCATTGGGTTTGAGTTCACTTAGATAGTGTTTAATCATGAATTGGGTATATGAAGCCAAAGCACCAAGAACAGTGACAACACCCACAAGCCACGCAGCCAAATCAACCGCGCTCACCTTTTCGGAGTTGCGTAACCAAAGACGCCAGCCAAGACTGCCCAAAGAATTGAACGATAGTCAGCTGCAAAGTTAGACGCAGCCCAGGCACTAAGAAACGCACCTGCTGTAAGTATTGCGGGATTCTTCATATTCATACAGTTCCACCTAGCATTGGGATATTAAAGAACGAGCCGTCTGCATCGCCCTTCTTAGTGAAAGAGATATGGCAGTGATGAGTGTGGCTATTAACGCCATTGTAAGGACGCCAAGCCCAAGCTCTTTTAGGGCTGGCGATTTTGTGGTCAAAAATGATATACGCGATTTTTTTTGATTTGTCAGATTTTGCAAAGAGTCGAATCTGATCTGCAAGATATGGCATGAGGTCGGGTTTGGCTTTACCAGAGAGATCCCTGTCAATGTCGATGGCTCGAACAATGAATCCACTACTAGGGTCAGGAATATGATCCGATGTACCAGCTGCAACGTGTCGAGCATCTGCCACCCAGCCGTCCGAGGTTCTATCTCGGTCTGCAAAAGAATCATCTACCTGGAGCCGAAGCTGTTGTCCAGCCTTACAGAGCTTCGGGGTCATTTGGAATTACTTCCTCGATGATTGGAGTCTCTTCGATTAAGTCAGGCAAATCGACTTTAGTAATTTCACCAGTTTGAACATTGATCTCCATGCCGAATCGCTTAGATGCCTTGCTCATAGTTTTACTCCATAAAGTGCGACTGTGCCTGCTGCTGCAAATGTTGTCGAAGCAGTTAAAGTAACTGTAGTAATGGCTGCTGATGCAAAGTATGATCCAATAACTGATGGATAGACGTTAAATGGAGCCGATGTTCCTGCCTGCTGAATAAATCCTGAAAGTGTCTTTTTGTTTGTAGTAAGCACTTCATCGATTGTTAGGTGAACGACTGGTCCATTTGTTGAACCAGTTCCCAAAGGAATTTTCGTATCAGCAATAGCGACGAATGGAGCGATTATTCCAGGTGATGAGTTGGTGCCAATACTTGCATAAGCATAGTTCGCGGCAGTATCAGAATTGAAGGTCAGAGTCATATTTCCAATGGTTGCCATTTGCGGAGTTTTAGCAACCAATAGAAGTTTCTTATATCCTGAAATGGATGTAAATGACACAGTGGTAGCCGCCGCAGTTGGGGTCACTGATGAAATAAGTGTCCAGTCATCGCTGGTAGTCGCTGGA